CATTAAGCTTTGCTTGATGCCTTGCTCCGCCTAGTCTTCTTATGAGACCGCCTCTTGCGACGTATAGTCTTCTTTGCGTAACTGAATTCGGCGTCCGCGCTAAACATAACCTCTGATGTGTCAACACCGCCCTTGATCCGACTTCCTCCTACAACCCGCTTGATCGTATCATACACACTCTTCGCAGCACCTTTCTCTTCTGTCGGTCCATATCCGATCGCAGCATAGAAATCGTCCAACCGATTTAGCTTGACATACTGGCGTGCCTTTGTGCCGGACATATTGTCAGCATCCTTGATTTCCGGATTCGGGTTGCGTTTGTCGCTCTTCACATACAGAAAGTTGGCCTCGGTCGGACTGACTCCACCCGGACCAAATCTGTCCTTCTCTTCACGCCGCTTCCAGATATCTGCCTTTGCGCCAAAGTTCTTCTCGTGATCATCCCCAACGACGAGGGTGATGTCTTCGGGTGCGATGCCCTTCTGTTCGGTCAGATAGTAGAATGCTGCGAGGGCTCCGCCGCACGGATGCCCTTCGTCCTTACAGACTTGCGTGTCCACAAACTCTACACCGGACGGAAACATATGCGTAAGGATCGGTATCTTCTGGGCCGATGTCAGTGGATTTTTCAGTTTCTCCTTGCCCGTTCCTTGGGTAGAGGATACGAAGACATACGCTTTTCCGCCAGGTCCGGCAGCAGAGAGTACGGCATTGATGAGTTTTTGATGTCCGATTGTAGGAGGCTGAAACCGCCCCACGGTATAGGCTACTTTGACCATTGTGTTTCTAGAAGGTATTAATACGTCCCAACGATGCCCACGAATGTTCCTGTTCCTGGATTGCCCGTTGTTACGAGAGTGCACGCCATCGTATCTCCTTGATTATACACAGCAGAGATTGTAGTAATCGTTTTTGTTGTTTGTCCCGCAGCTAATTGGATCGTAAGAACAGGTGTCTCCGCAGGTGTTGCCCCTGCGATGCCCCGATGAATATTGAAATCCAGTGTCACTCCCACCCCAAGTGTCCCTGTAAAGTTGAGCGTGAATGTAAACACAATCACAGGTTGATTCCATGGAATCGGAAAGACGTTTGCGGCAGTCCAGGTAGTATGCGAAGTATTTGGAATGCTTGCGAGTGGAACTGTTCCTGGAACGAGGTAATATCGTCTATCTGTTCCAGGGTTTCCAATCATCCCGAAAAAAAGATTGGAGGGTTCAGAGGTAGTCGTAAAAGAGTTCCCGTTGGCGTCGTTGTGAAACAAGTCGGTGGCCGTGAGAACAATAAGTCCAAGGGTTCGGTTGATATCGTGATGGAGCGTTAGATCAACGTTGGTGGTAACACTGGCGATTGTGGAAATCTTCAACTCACAAATAGCACTCGCATGTGTTGTCTCTACCCCCACGTTGTTTGCCCCTGCGCCACTGATAAAGACATTTGTGTCACGAACTGCGAAACGATTTGCGGCAGACACGAGGATACCACGATTGGCGCCTGTCCCGTCCGCAGACACATTGATCGTAATGCCTCGGGTCGCGTTCGCAGACGAAATAGCAGTAGACGACGTTCCGGCTGACCGAACACCTGTAATAGCACACAGGCCTGTCGCAGTAGACGTTACGTTCGCAACCATGGTTCGGAGTTTTGCTGTCTGAGGCGTTCCCGTCGGGAAGTCAACACCGATTAAATCAACATTTGACGCGGATGTTAGAGATAACGTCACATCTTCCAAACGGGTTTGGACTCCCATTGTTACAAGGGTTGTCGCACCCGTAACACCTGTCCGTTGGATGAGCACTGTTTGTGGGTTCATTCCTCGGACAGCAACTCCTGTAGGAATGGTAATGGATTCGTTGTATGTTCCAGGCAGAACCCAAACAGTCTGTCCTGAAGCAGCCTTGGCTAATGCTGCGGTAATCGTTAGAAATGGAACAGAAAAATAAGGAGCCGCGGCATTGGCGAGAGTGTCGTTGCCATTCACCGCATCCACGCGTAACACATTGCCGAGAGGACCAAACGTGCCTATGGGTCCAACGATGCCGGTTGGACCCGTGTTGCCAGTCGGACCGGTATTGCCGGTTGGCCCTGTCACAGTGGATGCCTGTCCAGTTGGACCTGTAGCACCCGTATTTGTAGCCGTTCCAGGTAATCCGGTCGGTCCAGTATTTCCAGTCGGTCCAATGTTTCCAGTTGCGCCTGTCGCCACCGAAGTTCCAGGTACTCCTTGCGGTCCCGTCGCACCAATTGGGCCGTTCTGTGTCGTTCCAACTTTGCCCACTCCGGGAATGTATCTGTAAAGGGGTGGCCCCGACAAAGGGGGTACAACCGACATGAATAACTCTTATATTACTTGGGACGTAAATTATGAGCCTTATAAGCGATGTCGTCTCCCAACTTCATCTTGAGTGTAGGGCTGAACAACTTGCGGTCTGAAACGGCACTCGTCGTATTCCAGATCTTGATGATGTGGAAGTTACCCTTGGGTGACACCGTCACTCCAACGACTGTATCATTGTTCGTCTTGAGGAGACTGCTGGCCAAGCAATGGACCATACAATCTACAAATACGGCGTTCGTGTCCACGGCGTCTATCTTCTTGGACCACGCGCCGCCCTTATCGTTCTCTGCTGCGTCCCAGAGCGGACGGTAGCCTTCGCGCATGAAGAAGAACATGCCGGAATTCCAAGCCTTGAGAGACACCCCGTCCACAATGGACCAGAAGTCAGTCAGGGTCTTGATGTCTACGATCTTGATGTAACTAGACATCGAGTAATCGGAGTTGTTGGGGTCGTGATACCACAACACCCACGTCTGTGGGAGTGTTGTGCTGTCGTCGGCCATATTGTCAAAGAGGGGCATTTCCTTTGTAAGCCCCTGACGTATACGTTTTGAAAACGGATTTACGGTGTGACATCAATACAAGTTGCCCCAACAGAATGAACGTCGCAACTATCTATGCGGCACGGGCAATGCCCAGGCCTTCCCTTTCGGATGATATTGTTAACATCATCGCGAAGCTGAAGATCTCCTTTCAGGTTCCCTTTCGTCGTGCGCCTCCTGGACCTCATCGTCCGGCGGCACGTGTACACGACAACTGGCGCGAGAACAACCTTGCCGACATGGTTCGCAAGGTGAAGGAGAAGGACGATCCAGACTACAGCGAGATCGTCAGTAAGATCAACAAGCTGAGTAAGGCAAACTATGGTGTCCTTATGGCGGACTTCTTGGAGCGCCTGAAGAACCGCGATGCCCTGTTCCGATTCCGAGTCACAACACTGCTGTTTGACAACGGCATCAAGATGAACTTCTTCGCACCGATTATGGCGGATGCGTATGCGGAAATCGTCAAGTCGTATCCGGATGCTCTCCAGGATCTGGCCTCTCAGACGAGCATGTTTAACCAGCTGTATGACGTAGACAATGTGACGATCATTCCTCACACATCTGCTCCCGGATACGATGCTTCCATCATTGCCTGGACGAAGCAGAAGGAGATCAAGCGTGGATTTGCAGTGTATGTTTCGGAGTTGTACACTCGTGGTTTGGTGCCCGAGGAGACGATGTCGAGATTCGTAAAGCAGGTGATGGACGACCTGCGAGACAGCATCCGAGCACCCAAGACGCAGGCGAACGAGGAGCACGTGGATGCCCTGGTCCGGTTCATCTTCGCAGTGACGACCAAGGTTCCCATGAGGGCCGCGCTGCTTGAAGTCCTCAAGAATCCGAAGGCAGAGACGCCGTCGCTCAACATGAAGAGCCGCTTCAAGCTTGAGGATGCTGCCAAGGCTAGCAAGTAAACGCGTTGGTTCTTCGCAGAACGCCTCCGTCCCAACACACAAATGACGACTCCTTCTGCCACCGTTATGGTTCAGGCCGCCAAGATTGCCATTGAGCAGGACCGGCCTATTTATTTGGATTACTACACGGACAGCATGGAGAAGAAGTGTTGTATTGGTGTTCAGGGTAACTCCAAGTTTTTGATCAAGTCGGACACGGAGTATACGTCACCAATTGAGTCCATCATGCGCATCAAGGAGGACAAGACCTGGCTGGTGATGACGGAGAACTCTCTCTACATTGTGTCTGCCGACATCCCTGTGAAGAAGGTGACATCTGAGGTTGGCGTATCCGCTTAAACCATAGGAGCCTAGCAGAACAATGGACTTTCCTCCACCGCATATGGTATTGTATGAACGATTGAACGACCTGGAAACGGGGAAACTATGGGACGCCTACAAATCCGCACATGAAAACGAGTGCGACTTTGAAGAGGTGGATGCTGCTGTCACCAACAGTATGGAGGACTTTGCGAAATGGTTTAGTCAGTGGACAACTTTCGTGCCAAGCCGGATCGGCGTGCGCATTCGTCTGCTCATCG